GATATATTGAGATCCCTTCGGATGAATCCAAGCGAGAATCAACATCAATGGCTCGTACACACCCAGTTGCATCTGGATTATGATCCGATTTTGTGGCGGAATGACGAGCATCGCCCACCCACCCATCACTGGTAGAGCGACGATCTGGGTACCAGGTATCAACCTGATCTCTTAACTGTGTACCTGCAGCGCATAGCCAAGGTTTCATTATGAAAGAAGAAGTCGAGCTTCCTCAGCCGTAATACCGAGGCGATCTAATAAAGCAGTTTTAGCATTTTGTTTTGCATCATCCTGTGCTTTTTTAGCAAGTGTTATTTTTTGGTCTGCCTCATAAACTTTAAACTCAGATTCAGTCATTTCACGATCAATAATTTCATCTTTGGCAATATCATGTATTCTTATTATTGGTTTAGCCATATTAGTTTGCTCCATAAATCTTAATTGTTCCACCAGTAAAAGACCCTGCGCTTGCAATAGCAGTAAAACTAGAAACTACAGATGTGCCGCCATAATATCCAGCTCCACTTGAAGTTGCACCACCTGCAGGTAAAGCTGAATACCAAAATGGTTTAACTCCTGTTGAATTAGCAGCATCAATATTGATAAAATGTTCGGTAACAGTGCTAGCAGATCCACCTGTTGTTGACACAAAAGTCATAGCATTTGTATCACCGTCACCAGATGCTGCATAATAATTTGATCCAGTGTCGGCGTTCATTCTAAATCTAATATTTGCTCCAGCATTTACTGTTGCACTATCAATATGAACAAACAAATAGTTGTAACCAGAAAGTGATGAGATTTGAGTAGAACTACCACTTAATGAAGTTCCGCCAGTATTTATTAAAGTGTAACTTTTTGCTGCTGACGCTACTGCTCCCGCACCTTTAATAAATATAGCCGAAGATGTGCTAGTAAAATCTAATGTGCCGCTCTCATATTGCGCTAATGCTAGTGATGCAGATGTATTGACTGTGGCTGTACCTGCTGTAATTGTGCAAACTCCAGCACCTAAATTTGTTATCTGTACTGTGTCACCTGCTGCAAACAAAGCTGTGTTTACAGTTATTGTTGTTGCACCTGCGTTAGACATAGATATTGCTGTACCAGCATCTGCAGCTACTAATGTATAACTAGCAGTCTTAGCAGAAGCAGCACCGCCAAGCATCGCAGTCTGTTGCAGTGAAGTCATCTGTGCAGCTGTTAGTACCTGCCCAGTCGTAAACGTCTGTTTTGCCATGATACCCCTTAGTAACTTAGGACATTATAGTCTAAAGTGCCATAAATCGTATCATTTAGGATAAATGCGTCTATGACTGGCTCTAGTGTCTGTAGCTGGACTTTCCAGCTGTTCGGCGAAATATTCATTTTAACGCCAAAAATCTGTAATGTTTTTTCTAGGGTAGATCCGCCTGGATTCGTAGTAATTACTTTAATAGGGTCAAAAAAATCTAAGGCTAGGGCTGCAATAATTCCTAAATTGTAATTGTTTGTGTATAAGTCTAGGACTATAGAATCTACTCTTATGCTTGTTTCAGCTCTGCTTGCAACGTAAGCCTGGGCATAATCTAGGGCTACTGCATCGGTCTGCATGAGTAGATTATCTAGAAAATAACTGTGTAAGAAGTATTTATCTATGCTGGCTTGGTTAAGGGCTACCTGGGCTGTGCCACCTGTCCTAGTAATTGTGGCTTTATTAAATATAAGCACATCGTTAAGAATCCATTTAGCATCAAAGTAATCTATGCCCGTGCCGTTATCCGCAAAAACTGTAGGTGTACCACCTATTGATCCAGCCGTAACAGATCGGTCTTGGAAAACAAAACTACCAGTTGCGTCTACGTATAAAGCACCATATTCGCTATCGGTTACTGTTTGTAAAGCTTGTAGAGCTGTGCGGTTAGTGCCGGGATCAGCCTGCATAGTAGTAAGCCCTGCGTCTACATCACGCATGGTAGTTGGCCATGAAATTTGATCTAATATATCATTTATACGTGAGCCTGATAATTCACCTGCAGTTGCACCTGTAACTGTGCTTATCTGTGCCACTTGCGCAAGTCTAAACGCATCTACAGCTTGTATAGTTGTTATTGCTACATCTGCACTATCTGAGTTGGTTGGATATGTCGTTACATAAGACGTAATAAAACCTGAAAATACAGGATATGTTACCGATGAGTAAGTTGCAGTAATTTGCACCTTTTTCATAGGTGTCAATAAATTGTAATATGGCCCAGTAACATTTTGCGGATTAAAATCGCCATTCTGATCTACAATGCGTAAAGTTAGTGTTCCTGTTTGAAATGCATCCGATAGTGCAGTTCGCCCTCGATTAGTTTCTATGCTGTTAACTTGATCTGATACATCTACAATTATAGCTGTTGAATCGGCTAATATGTTAGTGTCCAAAACGCCTGTATCTAATATCATGGCTTGAGCAAAACTAGGCCCAGTGCTAAAGTTAATTACAGCATTTATTACAGGTATTGTCATACTAAAAAGCCAGCAGGTACTGTTGAGTAACCTGACCTTGTGGCCACCTGTATGCTCTCTGCTATAGCCTGGCTCATTCTGTCGCCACTTGCATCTACAGTTACTTTAATCTCAACAGGCATTGGATCTCTACCCGTCTCACCGTAATATGTGCCTGCATAAGGATTTGTAATATCTTGCTGTCCAGAGTAGTACTCTGTTTTTAACGGTGGAAATACCAGAGCAGGGGCTTGTGTAGTAGTGCCTGGTGATTTAGGTGTGCCAAATTCTTTGTTAATAGATTCTATTTGAGCATTAATTCTATTGATTAAAGACCTTACCTGTATTAAAGCAAACTCTGTAATACTCTTACCAGCTGCCGCTGCCTGCTCAGCTAACTTCTTTAGTGCCTCAGCTGCTTCCATCTCAGCTAAATACTTTTTAGCCAAAGCCTCATTATTATCTAGAATCGCTAATTGTGCCTGTAAGCGTAATTTAGTTTCTTCATCTGTTGCGCTGTTTAATGCAGTTGTTAAACCTATGCGCTCTAGGTCAAACTTCTTACGTAACTCTTCTACGTTCTTATTTTCTAAAGCGTTCTTCTTTAATAATGTGCTTAATTCTAATGCTTTAGCCTTACTTAATTTATCTTCAATTCTAACTTGTTGCGCGTTAACACGCCCTGCTGTTCTTTCCTGACCGCCGCGATCTTGCTGTGGCATAGCGTTTCTGCCTAATTGTTGCAAGCCGCCAATATAACCACCTAGCACTGGTATATTTTTTACATCAAATATATTGCCAATTCCCGGTATAGTTGTTAATTTTTTTAGTCTCTCAGCTACTATGCCTAAGCCTGTAATAACTTCAGCTGTGGCTGTGCCAAAATCTTCCATGTTTTTACTTAAGCCTTCAATACTATTATCATCGCCTAATGCTGCTAAAGCATCTAATAAACTTTTACCTATAGTTTCAGATGCGTTAGCAGATGCAACTTTTAATAGATCCATCTTGCCTGCATAAGTATCTAATCTAGCTGCTGCTTGACCTGCAAATTTTGTATTTAATTCTTCCATGATTTTATTCATGTCGCCAGTCTTTAATAATGTCTTACTTAGACCAGCACCTAATCTACTAAGACCAGTAGTGTTACCTGAAAATCCTCGTGTTAATGCTGCGCTAACTTCACTGAGTGATCTACCTGTGGCTGCGCTTACGTTAAGTGCGGTTTGTAATGCATCTTGACTTTTAGTAATAGATCCAGTAGCTGTAAGTAATTGCTGAAATGCTGGTCGTAACTCATCATCTAATACTCCATACAAAGACTGTAAGCTAGATATATAGGCTTCTACGCCAGGTGCTGAAAATGCGAAACCTGTGTTTTTTAATTGTACTTCTAAAGATTTAGCGGCTTTTTCATCGGCTGCAAAAGCGGCAATAGCCTTTTTACTAAATGCTAATAATTGATATGCGCCAAATGTGCCAGCAAAAGTTTTACCTAATTTTTTTACTGATTTGTCAAAGGCTGATATATCCTTTTGACCTTTTTTAAGTGCCTTGCCATTAAAGGTAGCAATAGCCGAGACGACTACATTGGCCATTAGGCTGCCTTCTTAATCTCTGTGGATTTGTTAAATTGTATAGCTGTAGAATTTATTGCTTGCAGTATTGCATCGTAAACTTTAGAGCTATCTTGAGACCACGCCTTAAATATAAGTCTGCCTTTAGTTTTTTTACCAGTGCCACCTCGTACGCCTTTAATTTTAGGCTGTGATGTAAGTCCTGGCATAGATGTTACAAACTGGTAACCTGCAAACGGATTGTTAGATGAATATTCTCTAGTAGATTTATTATAGGTATATTCTCTAGCTCTCCTTGTGCCTTCAAATCCTTGCACTGCGCCCATTGGTGAATTAGGTGTGCCGGGATTTATCTGCTGAAATGGCGCACGCCCTTGTGGGTTATTACGACCTGCAGTCTCATATATACGACCAGCTGCGCTTACGTTATACACGTAATTACTAATTTTAAATCCATTTTTAAATGTTTTGTTTTCGCCTGAGTTATATCCGATACCCGCTTTTACAGTGTTAGCATCATATTTAGGAAATGGACGATAGTTAATTTCTGGGTTAGGTGCTTTACTCCAACCCGATAATACACTCCCGTTATCTGGCACAAATCCTCTAGCCTTACTTGCCACACCACGCATTAAAGGATCAATAGCAATCCTAATCTTTTGGCGCATGTTTTCATCAATAAATTCTAAACCTTTAAGGACATCTTTAACGCCTACGACCTCGACTGGCATTTTTGATCTCCTTTGCTCTATCGCTAAGCACTTGAACAATAGCCTTTAGCATTTCTTCGTCCATGTTAATAAACTCGCTAGGCGCGATCCCTAGCTCTACAGATAAATTTGCTATCAAGTAGAGCGTAGAGTCACGCGATACTATTTTTTTTCTTCGTCTAATACCTCGACAGTTTCTAGGCTGTCAATAAACTCCATACCAAAAACAGGTACAATTACGTTAGCCCTACGTAAACATTCATGCGCTAAGAAGTAAATCTCAGTTTGCCGTTCGTGGTCACGTAGGACTTTACTAATTCCTGCGCCGTACTTTAACTCGAAAGCGTACTCGACACCTGGCGTGATCTTATGTTCTGTTACCTCGCCATTAGCCCTTGTTATCTTTAGCTTTGCCATTATTTCTCCTTATGCTACCGCTACAGTTATTACGCTGTTGCAGGTAAATGTAATTGATTGGCTTGATATATCGCTTACAGATCCATTTACATTGTTTAAGTTATTAACCAAAACAGTAGTTGAATATGAAGGATTGCTTGCAGATACGGCTCCAGTTGTTTGCTTGATTATCACAGGTACAGTTGTACCATAAGCAGCACGCAAAGTAGGGATTACAGTAGTTGTAGCATTATCATTTAAGAAATCTAGAGTAATAGTGCTTGCCTCTAGTCCTTTAGCAAATTTGTGAGCTGTATCTCCCATAGCAGTTACTTCTAGTTCATCAAATGATTGATTAACAGTTACAGATGTAACGTATGCTGACAGGTCTACAGAATTGAACGTGACGGAAACGCCATTATTCAGAAATACGGCCATGATTACTCCTTGTCTTTCTCTTTAGTAGTTGCAGGTTTTGGTGCTTCTTCGATCTGACCTATCTTTTTCAAGAAGGCTAAATCTTCTGGTGTTAGACTCATTTTAGCTCCAGCTCGTTAGGATTGATACTGTTATTTCTGACGTTAATAAATCTCCACTAGCTGCATTAGTTATAGCTGGAGCGGAGACACTTGATATGTTTAGCACCAAAGATGATGCGTTCAGTTTAGTCACAACGGCGACAATAAAGTCTTCTATGCCTGCTAGGTTGCCTTGATTGTCAAATGCAGGTGC